ACGGCAGGTAAAGTTACTACATTTGTTAAAGGTCGTTACGATGCATTCGTAGGTGGTGGTATTGAATTTGGTCGCTTCACAGAAACGTATGCTTTGGAAGATTTGAACCTTTACACTGCTAAGCAATTCGCTTATGGTAAGGCTCATGATGAGAAGACAGCTGCAGTCTGGACCCTACAACTTCCTCAAGCTTAATCTCGGAGTTGAGTTATGACTACGGAAGAACAACTTCATCCACTCCTTAAATCTTTCAAGGAGCGGATGAAGATTTTTCATAATGGAGAGGATGAAAATATCTCCAGGATATTGGAAAGTTCTGAGACCTACATTCTTAAAACTGTTGGTAGTCAAGATATTTCTGACCCACGGATTAAGGAATTAGTTCAAGAACGTGCAAGATACGTCTACAATGACCAAGTCGAGTTCTTTTATGAGAACTTTCAGGGGGATTTGATGATGCTATCTCTAGAAAATTACGAACCTGAGGGAAAACATGATTAAGGTTTTAAAAGAATTTTACGATCTCAAGGAAGGGGTATTTCGTTCTGTTGATGAAGAATTTGAAGCGACAAAAGAACGCTTTGATGAAATCAATGAAGCATTACCTGAATTTGTAGAATGGTTAGAAAATCAGGAAGAAGTAACAACGTCTGATGTCTTATCATAATCGCCCCAGCTTTCGCTATAAAAAGCCAGAGGCTCAAAATGGAGATTTAAGAACCCCCTTGACTTTCTATACTTCTAAAGTTGAGGAGGGGCTTCATGGTCGAGATATAGCTCATAAGAAAGCTTTTTATACGATGGGGCAAGTTTACTCCCCTAGTTTTAAAGATATTGAGATTGCGACAGGAAAGTCCATGAAAGCTAAGATAACTTTAAAAATCCGAGATCCTTTGTCTGATTATCAGCCGAAGAATGATCATTTTGTCGAAGTTGAAGATAGTCGTCTCAGTGGTAAAAAGTGGCAAATTGTCGATGTTCGTCCTGATTTTGATAATCGGGATTTTTTGATAGTCGTTATCGGTGGTGGTCAAGATGTCTAGTGGAGCAGAATTGAGAGGTTTTGATGATGTTCTAAGAAACATTGAAACCCATCTTGGTGATAACAAGGTCAAACGAGCTACTAGTCGAGCCTTGAAGGCAGTCGCAGACGAGACCTTAGAAGAATTCAAGGGTGCTTTGCAGGTCTACAAAGATACGGGAGAAACTATTGAAAGTGCTACTGCAGGGCGTGTTGCTGGCCTTGCTACTGGCGTTCCTGTTGTTAAAATCGGTTTTGGCGATGGTTCTCGTTGGCGTTTGGTTCATTTGAATGAGTTTGGATATGGTAAGAACCCACAT